TGATGGCGACTCAAACCTAGCAGGTAAAATGTACTTCCTAAACACGAAGTACATCCGTCTAGTTGCACACAGCGATGTTTGGTTCAAGCCAACACCGTTTGTACGTCCAACTAACCAAGATGCACGCTATGCGCAAATCTTGTGTTACGGAAACCTCACAACAAGCAACCGTGCTCGTCAGGGTCTGTTGCATTCGTTGACTGACTAATAAATCCGATTGGTGGGGAGGCAGGTAGCCTCCCCACTAGTCAGATCGGAGCATGATGAGAGTAAACGCAATAGCTTACAATTCAAACGCAAGAGTTGCAGGTCAAGACGGTAGACCAGTTGGGGGCGCAGCACACGGAAAGTCTGGCAATATACGTCAAGTTGCTGGTGTTTCTGAGTTCGCTGAAATGCCTCTAGAGCCTGCTTCTTGTTCAGGAAAGACTAAAGCTGGAAGCGCTTGCAAAGCTCATCCAATTAAAGGAACGCAGTTGTGTGCAGGTCACACACAACAATTTGAAAAATTTTTAAGCGAGGCTAAGTAATGCCTGCAATGACCTTAGATGACATACGTAATCAAACTCGTGATGTCATAGATATAGATTCAAGCGACATTAGTGACACTGTACTTAATCGGATTATTGGTCAAGGGTTTGACACAATTGCCTACAGTGAAAAACGATGGGGTTTTTATGAAACTGAAACTACGTTTCAAACAGTAGCTGGCACTTCTGATTATACGCTAGATACAATAGGTGCTAGTATTACTCAAGGTATTCGTGACCTAATTGCGATACGAAACGATGATCATGTTATGTCTTATATAGGTCGTGACGAAGGTGATCGTGACAACCCATTAAACACTACTGGAAATGGGGATGCTTGGGAATGGAGTTTTTGGAATGACACAGTTAGGTTTTACCCAACACCAGATACTGCTGAAACTATTTACGTTCGTTGCGTGCGGTTTCCTACTGATTTTCCTAGCAACGCATCTACACCTTCAGGTACTGAAACGCCTGATCTTCCTAATCCGTTTCACCCTGTTTTAACCACATATGCTATAGCCAAAGCGTACTTACAACAAGAAGACCCAGTAATGGCTAATCAGTACATGAGCCAATATGCTATGGAATTAGATAATGTGGCGAGAAGATACGCTGACACCCCTGCTCCACAACCAATGATTATGAACTCTAGGTCTTCTACAAGGTACTTATTAGGCACTGGTCAATTGCGTTATGCCAGCACTGGTGGAGTTAGATGGTGATTTAGATGACTAAACGTGATTTCCAACTTGCTATGTTGGAATCTTTTTCTGGTGGTCTAAATTTTCGTGCTGACCAATTTGATTTAGCTGATGATGAATCACCTGATTTGTTTAATGTCACTGTGGACCCTCGTGGGGGTGTGCAATTGCGTAACGGCGTTATTCGCCGTAATGCAACTGCATTAAGCGCAGACATTAAAGGCATCTGGGGATTCCATACTGATGGTGGCACTAACCGTGTAATGGTTAATTACGGAACTAAAGTCGCTCATTCAGCTTCTGGGGATTTTACAAACCTAACAAACATTACTGACAGAACAGATGGTTCTAGAGTTTATGGGATAACATTTAATAACGTTACGTATGGAGTTTCTTATGACAAGGTTTCTTTTAAATGGGATGGAAGCACTGATGCGGATTTGGGTACGACACTTAATGGTTCCGCAGGTCAGTTTCCACAAGCGCAATATGTTGCCCAATGGAATAACCATGTTTGGGTTGGGAACACCTACGAAGGCGGAGACACAAAATTTCGTTTAAGGTGGTCTAACCTTAACGAAGCGGAGAAATGGTCAGCAGCAGATTATGTGGACGTGGACAAAGGCGAAGCAGGTGACTACATTACTGGCATCGTTCCTAATGGTGAGCGGTTGGTGGTTTTCAAATCTAATGCTATTTACGCTATTTATGGTTTTGACTCTGATAGCTTCCAGTTGGTAAATATAACAAAAACAGTAGGTTCTATTCCGTTATCTAGTCCTGTATCTACTCCTTTTGGTGTATTTTTCTGGCATGATCGTTCAGGTGTGCATGTGTTAGGTCAAAATGGAACTGCTTACGTTTTTGAAAAGCTTCGTCCTGCAATAGATGATGGGCGCATAACTTTTACTAATCCCCCCCAGTTAGCGTGGGCTAATGAAAAGCTTTATGTATCTGTTGATTGGACTTCGGACGGTTCAACTACTAGAAGAACGTTTGTTTATGACCCTTCTTTGGGTAAGACAGGCGCTTGGATTATGACAGATATAGATGCTGGTCCGCTGTTTGCGTATCAACCGCCTAATACTGAGCATTTGTTGCTTGGTGGTTGTGTAGCTAATACTGGACGTTTAATTCATATAGATGATGACGATGACAGAGTTTTTGACAAATACGGCACAGATGAGGATAATATTCCTTCGCATTTTGTTACTCCTTGGATGTCTACACGTAATCCTGTAGTTAAAAAACGTTGGGGTAAGCCCCAAATGGTAACTTTGGCTAAATCTTCGCTCCAAATGACAGTAGAAGTCTATAAAGATTACGATTTTGCTGATTATGCAAAGACTTTTCCTGTGGATATTACTGGTCGTACTAGTGCTTCTGTATATGATACAGCTACTTGGCAACAACCTTCAGGAAATAACCCCAATACTGGGGCTGCTTTGCCTGAAGGTAGCGCAGGTGATGGTATTTGGTCGTCAGAAGACCAATCTAAGGTTACAGATGTCAAAAGATTGCCTACTTTAGGGACAGCTAGGGCTATAAGTATGAAGATTATTGGACCCACAGCTACTAA